ATTTTTAGATGAAGTAAAACAGGAGCAAGAGAGATTCTCTTGGTTTATAGGTGGCTAACGTATATACAAATAAAAAAACAAGTTTAACAAGTTCAGGTGCTACTACTTTATATACAGTGCCAGCTAACTCTAGAGCAATTGTTAAATCACTTTTAATAGCAGAAGATGCAAGCTCAACAGCAACAGTTGAAGTAACATTAACAAATGCATCAGGAACAGCTTTTGTAGTAGATAAAGAAGTAAGTTTATCTTCTAAAGCAAAAGAACAAGTATTAAGTGAGCCTTTAATTATGGAAGAAAGTGAGATATTAAAGGTAAACGCAACCAGCGGCGCAGCAGATGTGATCGCATCAATATTAGAAATAAACAGGGATTAATATGTCATTTATAGAAACAGAAGCATCGTACAGAATAGAAGTAATAAACGGTAAACCAGTCAAGATTATTACACCACAAACAGAAGTTACATTAACTAATATGAAAACAGGACAAGAGTATAACTCAGACGCAGAAGCTATGCAAGACGTACAAAACCCTGAAACAGAGACTATAGCTGACGATATTAAGAGAGATGTTAAGGTAACTGTAGAAGCTTTACCACTTGGAGGAGATACAAAATTATAGTATACTAGAACGATGGCAATAACTAGAGCACAACAAGTAAGACAGATGTTAAAAGATGGCAAAGTTGCTATGCAAGGTAGCAAAAAACCAGCTAAAAATTATTTAGGTAAACAAAAAACAGTTAGTGGTGTGCCAATTAAATGGCAATCAGGACCAGATGCACCTCCAACAGAATTAGCATACATTACTAAAAAAGAAAAAAATTTACTTCTTAAAGCAGACGTACACGGATCATTAAAAGATGGACCTAACACAGGTCCAGATGGAATTATGTCTTTAGACTCTCAAGGAGATTACACAAGAGATAGAAGTCAAGATAAAGAAAGAAGTCAAATGGACAGAGGTGATTCAGAAAGAGCTAATAGAAATGAAGCTAGATTAAAAGAAATTTTGACTGGTCAAGTTGATACTGGTCAAACATCAGCTTATCGAGGACCAACTGGAGATGATTTAGTTCAATTAGATTCAGGTGATTATGTAGCTAAAAAAGATCTTAAAGATGTATCAAGCGTTGGCGGTGTAAATAAGTCCATATTTAATAGAGGATTTGTAACACCTACACAAAAATTTCTTTACAATGTTTTTCCAAATAATCCTAGAAACGAAAAAGCTTATATAAGATATTTACAATCACAAGGGGTTACTATTCCTCCTAATTTATTAAAAGCAATAGAAGAAGAAGATAAAAAATTAAGTTTTGAAGATTTTCAAGAGTTGGTAGCATTTGAACCCAAAGGAATTACTGATATTGAAACATTAAGAGGTATATTTACAGATCCAACAAGAGGACCTTTTGATAAAATATTAGCTAAACCACAAACTTTTTCTGAGTTTATGTTAACTCAAAGAAATAATCCTGGTTTATTTGTTTCTGGTGATCTTGGAAATTTTATGGATCTACCAAAACCTAAAGATTTAGTTAACCCTAAAACAGGTGAGTTATATACAAACCAAGAATGGAATGCTCTTAAACAAGACATAGGTGAGGATAGAGGATTACTTGGTGGAGGTAGAGAAAACAACGAACCACAGGACCCATGTAAAGGACCCAACCCACCAGCATATTGTAATGTAGGTGGTGATGACGATGATGATGATACTACACCACCTTCAACAGGTGTGTTTGCTGGTATAGCTCCAAGATTCGCTGGTTCTATATTTGATTTTGATAAACTAAGAGCAGGTGCCATGGACGGTGGTATTATGAATACTGATGTTATGGGTGGTATGGCTGATGGCAACATTGATGAAGCTGGTAGACAAATGTATTTCTTAGGTAAGTTAGTTAAGAAAGCAAGTAGAGCTGTTAAAAAAGTTGTTAAGTCTCCATTAGGTAAAGCTGCATTATTAGGTGGTGCTATGTATTTTGGTGGTGGGGGAAAAGGTCTTGCAAGTTTTTTTGGTAAAGGAAGTTTTAATCCATTACGTATGGCTGCAGCGGCAACGTCAGATGGACCAATGACTCAATTAAGTCCACTTGGACAATTACTATCAAAATTTGGTATGGCCACAGGAGAAGGTGGTGGTAAGTTAACTTTAGGTGGTAAGATAGGATTAGGTTTTGGAATTCCTCTTGCTTTAGACATGTTAGGTGTAGGTAAAGACGATGATGATAAAATGGATTTAGATGAGTATTACAGAACTCAAGGTATTAATGTAGCTGATATAAGATTAAACCCTTACAACTATTTAGCACCAAGATTAGCTGCCGATGGTGGTTTGATGAGAATTGGTTATCAAGAAGGTGGAGATGCAGAACCAGTGGCCAAGAAGACTATGCCGTTAATTGATATGGATGGTCAAGAAAAAGACTACAGAGAGACAGGTGGTTTTGTAGATATGGGTAGAATGGAAAGAGCAGACGATGTGCCTGCCAGACTATCAAAGAATGAATTTGTATTTACAGCAGATGCTGTAAGAAATGCTGGTGAAGGAGATATAGACAAAGGCG